CAAGACTATTCCGTTCGAACTTGAACTCTTTTCGTGCAACTTGAAGAGTGTCCACAGTCTTGTAAGGTGAAGGTGGCTGGAGTCCATGCACCAGTGCTCGACCGTTAATGCTTGGCAAGTCAAAACGGTCACCACTCTGAGCAATAATTATGTCAGCATCATCGAGAATCTCAATAAGGCTCTTTGTGATAAGACTATCATCATCTTTGCGATTCTCATGGTAGATGATTTTATCATCCCCTAGTAGCTTGGCTGCAAAGGACATGATATGCCCGTGGTCCAACACTTGCTTAGCTCCTACATGCTCTTTGAAGAAGCGCCAGACATAGGCAATCTTTGGGGCGGTCTCAATATCAAGTACGTAGATCTTTGGCTTTACCAAGTTTAAGTTCCTCGCTTCGATTGTCAAGCTCTGTGTGAGTTCTGTAACCTTCGGCTAAGAACATGGCATTAGTGAAGATGTGATCTACGTGTGGCTTACCTGATTCAGGGTCTAAATCTTCGCCGCTAAGGTAAGCACTAATATGACGTAACATAGAATCGCAAATGTCTGCATGTGGGAGTCCCTTATGCCAATTACCACGAGCGTACTTCTTAGCTCCAAACTCTAGGACGCCAGCCATGCCCTCCAAGGCATGACGGGCCTCTAAGATCATTGAGAGAGGAGACTTACCAGCATTATGGCGACTAGCAAGACCATCAGCCACATAACGTTTACCTACGTCTGTCATTGTCCCACCACTCGCTTTTCCATTTCACCGTTAGTGATTTCTCGGCGCACATTGTCATAACCTTTCAGCGCAATGTAATCGAACATGGCCTTGATTTGTTTCTTGCTCACGTCATTAAACTGAGCTACGTAATCTTTAGCTGCCTGTTCACCAGCATCAGCTCGTAGATTGAACACAATGGCACAACGGTTCCATGTACGCAGGCAAACATTTTGTACGTCATCAAACTTAGGGCTATTAGTCTTCTTCAATGTCAAATTCCTCGTCGTTATCGAATTGTTCTTCTTTGGTACGTCTCCGACGTTCCTTTGCAATACCAACTTCCTCAATGGATTTTTCCTTATGGCATGTGCCGCATAGAAGTTGTAAATTAGTTTAGTCACAGAACATGCGTTCAATACATTCATCCCAAGTTGTGAAGCCCACTGCTGGGTCAATGATGGGGATGATGTGGTCAATGAAGATGTTCTTTACGCGCTTACGCTTATCTTCGTCATAGATAGTTGGGGCCACCTCAAGACCACAACCTTCGCACTTATACAACCCTCTGCTGACGTGAGCACGTTTCTTACACTGCTGAATTGGTGCCCACTTACGTGTAGCACTACGCAGATTGTTCTTAATGAAAGAGTTGAACTTAGCTTGACTCCACTTGCCGTCACACTTGACAAGCTCGCCCATAGGCCTACCCAAGCAAATTCTCCAAGTCCTTACTGTGACGGAGTTGTTGCTCACGCATTGCACGAGCCAATGTCTCAATAATCAACATCAGCTCTTCTTTGCTATACTCTTTAAGTTCTTTACCTTGCCAGAGCATTACTCTTTCTCCCAAAATCCAACAACTCCTCTGGTTTTAAAGATGGCGAGAGTTGTGCCAGCCCAATTACAGATATAGAGCCAGCCTCCAAAGAAACTAAACTTATATTTTCGGCCATCTATGAACTCTTTTTCATTGCCATCTGATGTTTTAACAACGATTGTCATTTTACTTCCCTCTCATCACACATAATATACTTAATAGGCTGACCTTCCTCATCAAGCTCACGAATCATCCAGAGTAGGTCTGCTTGTTCTTGAAACTCTCTTCGCCAGTCTTCTCCGTATTCCGTTTCATATAGCCCCGCCACACGTTCAAACAGAAGTTCTTCTGTCCCGGCGTCAGCAAGTTGCTTGAAAGCAAGGACCGGACCGCCTCCCCGTAAACCCGGAATGTTGTCAACGTTGTCTCCTGTGATAAGCTGGCTATAAAAGAATTTAATTCCTTCACCTTTAATGACTTTTCTGTCTTTGCTGAGTCTAATCTCACCGATGAAATCCACCCGTTGTGGCCCAAACTGTGGTTGTCTGCCACATTCCCAGCCGAAATGCATGCCAGCACCCATGCGAAGGTCTTTGTCACGAGAGCAACAAATAACACTAAGCTGGTCACCATTACGCTGAAGTTCCACACAGATCATATCGTCTGCTTCTACGCCTTGAGAGACTACACACTCGTAATTAGCAAGCATGTACTCTCGAATGTTCGCATAGTGGAACGGTTTATCAGGCTTACGCCCTGCTTTGTACTCTTTCTTCTTAGCTGTCTCGAAGCGGAAGTTAGGCTTGAACTCAAGTTCCTTCTCACCTTCGTGCTTACGTTTCTTGTTGACACTCTTGATGAGCTTACGATCACCAGTGAGATAGAGGACACTAGGCTCTGTAGCCCAGCATAGCGCCTCAATTTCTTTAATCTTCTGGTCAAGTAAGCCAGCTACGTAATCAAACTCACGGACAATAAGTTCACCTGAATCAGGGTCAGTGTATTGACCGCAGTTAGCAATTTCGTAAACTAGAATGTCGCTATCGATTAGACACTTGATGGCGTCACCTTCACAGTAAGGTAGTCAAATGGCAGAGTGAAAGAATTACACCCCATGAAATTACCTAACCGCATAACCACAATCTCCACCTCAGCTTCAAGCAGTTGACGTTCTCGATTCCAAGACTTTTCATCAAAAGCCGAGTCACATGATAGCTTGTGTGCGTCTTCTAGACCACACTCTTCACACTTGCTCATCATCTTCACCGAAGTCTTGTTCATACATAGACACAAGGGCAGCCAATTCAAACTCACCAACCTCAGCGAAATTCTTGGCTGTCACCAAGAAAGGTTTCTCCTCAGCTTGAATGTGCAGATCAACTACTCGTGCTGCTACGAATGCCTTGCGGTAGAGATAGGCGTCATCTGGAGTCTCACGAATGAAGGTATCACCTGCAAGATACAGATAGCTACCTTCAGGAATGCCGTTCTCTTCCAGATCTTTACCAACAATTTGCACGAACTCGCCAGCTTTAAATTCTTTAGCTTCCACAAAATACCCCTAGGTTATTATACATATACACAACGAAACACAGTAGAATGGCTACAACACACCAACCTACATCATTCGTCTTTTAATTTTTCTACTGATCCCACAGTTTGAAAATAATGAGTGGCCTCACCAAACCTATACTGGTTGAGATCATTTTCGTCTCTGTTGTTGAATGTTACTGCCCCTGATTCAGTATAAAAACCGTCTGCCTCCACTACAAAAGACGAGCCGTCCAACTACTCAACTGTATATTTATTCACCGAGAGCCTCCTTAATGGCGTTCTCTTCTTCTGGCGTCAACTGGTAAGTCAACAATTTATCTAGGTCAATGTAACGACCACCCGCAAGGGTGGCCTTATGTTCCATTGTAAACCCGTGAGTTTCCCAGTCGTAAATCCAGCTGCCGTTAGGCCAAACGTAAATTACCAAGGCACATCATCCTCTTCAGGTTCTTCGACATCTGGCTCTTCTTCCTTCTCTACTTTCGGAGCCTTACGATCCGGTTTAGGCTTAGCTTCCTTAGGGGCAGGCTTATCACCGTTCAACGCTTCATCAAGAGCAGAGCCTTTGAACTCCAGACCAGACTTAATCTTGTCTTGCAGCCAATCAGGCAGCGACTTAAAGATTTCCAAGTCTGGCTCGTCAATGACGAACACCTTAGGTTCATTCGCCAGCTCTGGTGCCTTAGCAGCTTCCTTAGGACGCATCGCAGCTACAGAACTAACACCGTTACGCACTACACCCTTGCTCTCGTATTGATTGATGGTGACCATGCAGGGCTCACCTACGAGACGAGTGTGGTCACCTTCGTGAACTTCCTCTGGGTCAAGTGCATAGTAGCGCTTGGTAGACTTAGCCAAGTCAGCTTCCAGACTACGAAGCGGGAAGGATTCAGACAACCAACGTGGCTTGTCCTCTTGGTCTTCGCCATTCTCGTCCTTACAGAACTCATCAAGGAACTCGTAAGTCCACATAACCTCATGAGCTGGTGGTTTAGCTTCACCTTTGAATGGGCGTTGCTCTTGGACACCAAGGTCAATTACTTGTACCAGACGAGCTGGGTAAGTGCCAGCATCCATTGCTGCTTGTTGTGGACCTTTAGGTTGCGATTCAATTGTACGTGCATTCAGACTCAATTCATTCACCATTTTTAAAATTTAAGTTAGCGAACTCTCCGTGGAAACGGGTAGCAGCTTCGTCATACATCTTGGCGCATACCTCGGGGGAGGAGCTCCGGCCTAGATAAATTCGTTTACCATCTTTCTGGATGGAGGCTACATACTTTCCACGGTCCCAGAATACTCCTTTGTAGCCACTCTGTGAGCTCTTGTAGACCCCCTTGTTGCACATATTCTCCTGTCTAGAGCACTTTCGTAGATTGTCCCACCTATTGTTGTGGGTGTCTAAGTCCTTGTGGTCTACCTCACACTCTGGCCAGACTCCCTCTACGAGAAAGAAGATGTACTTGTGAATGTACTCTGACTTGCCGTCCACCATGATACGTCCATACTTTCTAGTAAAACTACCTAGCACCTCCCCTTTTGCATTACTTACTTCCCCTGTGTAGGGGTTGTAGAAATGCTCAGCCATTAGTTTGTTTCCTCGATCAATTTTAATAGGTAGAGTAGGTCTTCTTTAGAGAAATATGTCCAATCTAGTCCATAGTGGAACTCAATTGTGACATCCCCTTCATTATCTTTGTAGGCCCTGCCAAGGGCCCCGTTAGCAAATTCATACTCAGTGGATGTCGGCATATGATAATCCAAAGTCGACAGAGAAATCTAACTCTCGGTTCAACTTAAGTTCCTCGTTAGTTTTATCAATGGCTCGTTTGCACAGCGCCTTAAGCCGCTCTCTCAATCCTTTCTTAATTGCTGCAATCCATTCATCATGGAACTGACCACAAAGTTTAAGTCCTTCTGAACGAACATTCTTTACATATAGATCAAAGCACCACACTCCTGTACCTTGGTTAAGAGTTGAGAACCGATCCTTCTCATAGCGTAAGCTATACCACAATTGACTGACA